ATCGCCTTTGGCGATTTCTCGGATATAAAAGGAGATTTATCAGTTGCAAAGTAACAGTTACCTAAGCACATTCAAAGATGCCGACCTAAAGGTCGGCATTTAGAATGTGCAAAGGTGTAAAAATGTCCAAAATGAAAAACCCCCCGGACTTTATTTTCCGGTTTTTTCCCAAAGTCAGGAAATTGGACCTTTTTATAAGATAATGATAACAACATATAAAGTAGAATATCCATAAAAGAAACCAAAATGCAGCGATTTTATAAAATATTTCCCAAGTTCAGGAGTTGGAAGAATTTGGTTACCAAGGTTCTCTAACAATAAAAAAGAAAAAATAAAAGAAATGAAGATTTCAAATATAATATATAGTATAATGGAAATATTTAGTAGATTGAATTGTTTCAAAAAAAATAAAAAAATAGCACCTTATTTATCATGCCAAATATGTGGTAAAAAACTCATAATAAAAAAAACAAAATTCTATATATGTCATAATTGCAAACAACGATTGGATATGATTGAACTTTCGAATCGAGAAAATAATGAATGAAGAAAATGAATGAAGAAAAAAAGAATAAAAACAAGTATCGTAAAAACAACAAATAAATGTTTTGTTGTTTTTATAAAAAAAAGTCGGCGATAATGGAACGATTAGAAGAAGAATTACCAATAAAACAAAAAGATATATTACAAGAAGCAAAATTTTTGCAACAAAAGTATTATATGGTTCAATACAATCGTAAAAAATTATACAATTATGTATATAGAAATGAAAAAAAATAAAACACTCGTATTATATGTTCTCCATGAATATAATGAAAGAGTCGAATGTTTTATAGAACATGCTATTTTTCAAGACGAGCAAACCGATTTTTTAATTATATGTAATAATACGAGCATTCAATTGACTGTTCCGACCCATGTAAAAGTGTTATATAGAGAAAATACAGGATATGATTTTGCTGCATGGTCCTATGGACTTTTTTATAATGATCAATATAAAAATTACGATACTTTTCTATTTGTCAATTCATCGGTTCTCGGACCATTTTTACCGATGGATTACCAAAAAAAATGGACAAATATCTATTTAGATGGACTTACAGATAGCGTGAAATTATTCGGAAGCACAATCAATTGTCATTATTATAAATGTGAGAATATAACGATGCATGAGAACGCTACCATATTTAGTCATGTTCAATCCTATATTTTTGCAATGAATAAAGAAACATTGGAATATTTGATGGAATGTAAAATATTTTCAAAAACGAATCATTCTGATTCCTTTCAAAAAACCATTTTCAATAAAGAAATTGGAATGTCGCGTAAAATAATAGAGAACAATTGGAATATTGGTAGTTTAATGAAACGATACCAAAATGTCGATTTCCGATTTATTTATAAGAAACCGGAAGAATACGGTATCGAATTTATGGGAGATGTCATGTATCCAGAACATGTAAATAAAGTATATACATTGGAAGAATTAGTATTTATAAAAGGAAATCGATTACCTTTTACAAAACAGAATCAATGAATTCACAATTCTATATTTTTATGTAGTTATATACTATATACACTATATAAAAAATGATTCATAATAAATATGATTATGCAGAAAGTGCTTCGGATGATGAAAGTGATGATGAAAAATATAGTTCTGAAGAAGATGAAGAAATACAATGTAAAAATATTGATCCAGGATTAGCAAAACTTATGGGAATTATTATTGAAGAACAAAGAGAAACAGATTGGAAACCTCCATCAAAAAGTGGTTTAGAGAACAGTGATAAAATTATATCGTCCGTCTATTTTACCAATAAAAATTTCATAGAGAATGATATCGATTATTTTACAGTTATCAAAGACAATATCATCAACTACAAACCATTGAATGAAAAACAATTGGAATATATAAAAAATGTAAATGATGAAGAAAAGTTTGAACTTATACAAATATATAATACTATCATGAACAAATCTTACAAATAAGAACTAAGAGATCATACGAAATTTATTTTGCCAATATTTCAAACTTAATTTTTCATATTGAAAATCACGCATTCGAAATTCGTCAACAGTTTGTTGTAATAATTCAGAAGATAAATCCGACCAATCTTCTACAATTAATATAGGTAATCCGTCATACATGGGATCAATTTCACTTGTTTTTACGACGGCAATACATCCTAAAGCAATCGCCTCCCAAGTACGATGGCAATCTAATCCATTACCATGGGGTGAAACAACAAAAGCATACTCACACTGTTTTCTCCAAGTTTCCTCTCTTGGAATATTGGTAGGTTCATAATCAATGACATCTTTGGGAATATTTGCAACGGCATCTAAACGATCACAAATGTAAGTGCAATGAATATTTTTATTTAAATGAAAAGTACTATAACAATGTATTTTTCTTTCCCAAAATGGTTTTGATTGATCATGAATTTCAATTAACATATTTTCTTGTTCTACAGGACTTGCATTTGGACCCCATGTAAAATTAGGGCGTATTCGTAATGTATGATAATCTAATGCAATAGGTAAATTCGTGATTTTGGGATGTTGAATGACACAATTTTGAGCATACCAATGAATAATTTTATCGGAAGTAATGAAATGTTCAAATTCTCCGTCAAAAGTATATTCATTTAAAGTATCGTCACTATGACCACTTACTAAAACAAATCGACATGAAATTTGTGGAAGATGGTGTTTGTAAAAAGCAAATAAAGAATAAGTATTGACATATACGGAACAACCTTCATATACTTTGGAAGAATCGAAACCATGTAAATGTGTTTCATTGGTATTTACATCACAGGATTGTAATAAACCAAAAGTTGAAAAATAATGGCAATTTAATTCAAGGGAAGACATTCTTCAATGAATCTATAAAATCGAAATCTTTATACTATTTTTTAGTAAACATAACAAAAAAAGTGTTGTTATGTTTTTCAAACCATTGCACATTTAAAACGCCCACTATTAGGTGGGCGTTCTTTGAATGTGCTTTGGTAACTGTTACTTTGCAACCGATAAATTACCTTTTATATATTGATAATTCTGCCTTCAGGCAGAATTACCGTATATAATCGGCATTTTAAAGGTGCAAAGGTATAAAAAACAAAAAAACGACACCACTCTCAGTGTAGGGATCGAACCTACGACCTAACGATTAACAGTCGTTCGCTCTACCACTGAGCTAACCGAGAACACTATAATATTCAATGGACGATTTCTTTATATTCCTTTTTACAAATTCTATTTATTCGACCGACCAATAAAAAATACCGGCGAACCGATATTTTTTATTGGTGATTCGTTGTTCATTCCCACATTTGTTGAATGTAATGTATGATAGAATAAAGAAATCCACGGTTTTGTCGATTCGATGTTTTTATATTTGAAACACGATTTTTTTCATCTTTTATTACTTTGTAATTGGAATCTGAATCTTCATGTTGAATGGGTGTAAACATGTATGGACTTTCACCATGTTCTAATATATTTAGAAGATCAATAAATTCACTTTCAGAACCAGTTTCTATATCCGAAACACGAACATTTACAGGATAAAAAGAAGAATTAGGTAACGGTATGAATGCATGTGGAGTAGAATACCCAACATCAATTGCAATTGGAGGAAATAATATATTTGAATTCATATTCTAATTTGTATACATGGTAAAATTCTAAAATAGTTTACATCAATTTTTTGTAAATCTGAAAATCGCACGATATTTTATTATAAATAAAAATGAATAATTTATACGCAATTCCATTATTTATTATTACATTAGGTTTAGGAACATTAGCTGGCTATTTATGTGGTCGCGATTGTCATTGTAATTTTAATTATGAAAAACCAAAAGAAGACGATTCTCATACAGAAACAACACCAAGTATCTAATTTTTTTCTCTATTTATTTGTAACAGTTTTCTTAGTAACCGTTGATTTTTTCTTTACATCGAATGCAGAACCAACATTTTGAATTTTTTCACGATGTTTTTTGTATAAATCATATTGTGTTTCTAATTGATCCAATTCATGTAACCACATTTTTTCAAGAGAAGTCGATTTTAACACATTCAATTCTTTTTCAACCTCTTCCTTTTCACGCATGATTGTTTCTACATTTTCTTTCGTGACGGAATCCATGGGCATTTTGACTAAATATTTGAATTCGCCATCAATCATTGCGAATTTCATTCCATGCAATAATTCAGTAACTTGAACAGCCGTTTTATGTCGTAAATCAATAGTTCCTTTTAATACTTCTTGAATATATCTTGCACGGTTCGATAAACGCACCAATTTTTTCTCCATATCGACAATCAAATAATCTTTTCGTTTTTGATAACTCTGTAAACGAACGGTATAAAAATCTTCGATGATATCTTCGACGGAATTATATTTATGTAATTTCATATCCGCATTGAACATATGAATATTTGTCTCACTAACCGTTGTTGATAATTTTAATAATTTTTCAATACCATTACAACCATTGGAATCAACAGATGCTTCTAATTCGGCAATTTTTCCTTTTGGAAATACGACAGTGATATTAATCGATACTTCGGTGCAAAGAGAAGTATAGTCTTTAATGGAAGGTTGTATTTTTTTCCCATTTTTATCAACGGCAGAAGCATCCATTAAAGATTCCAGAAAACTCGTATAAGGCATGGTCCATGTTCCAATCGGAAGTTCAGTAATATGAATTTTATCATCGCCTACTTTTTCATATTTTCCACGAATCAAAAATTTTTTATCCTCTATTTTTTCCACTTTTCCAGTAAATCCTTCATAATATGGAATGAATTCATTTCCATCATTTGAAATGGCAGATAATTTATTTTTTAGATAGCGTATCAATTGTTTTGGATTGTATGGTTGAATACTACATGAAAATCCAGTTCCAATACCGGAAATACCATTCATTAATGCGAACGGTATGATTGGAACATAATATTCAGGTTCTACAAATGTTCCATCATCATTTAAATATTGTAAAATAGGATCGTCCAATTCTGGAAAAATATATCTCGTTAATTGATTTAACATTGTGAAAATATATCTTTCTGATGCGCTATCATTACCACCTTGTAATCTCGTGCCGAATTGACCATTTGGTTCAAGTAAATTTATATTATTGGAACCAACAAAATTTTGTGCCATGTTTACAATTGCACCATTTAAACTAGCTTCACCATGATGATATGCACTATGTTCAGAAACATACCCTGAAAATTGCGCAACTTTAATTTCAGAAGTCAGTTTTCGTTTGAATGCAGAATACAAGATTTTTCGTAAAGATATTTTCAATCCATCTACCATGTTTGGAATAGAACGAGCACAGTCATAAGTAGAGAAATGAATCAGTTCATGATCAATAAATTCTTTATAAGTGACACTTTTTTTAGAAGTATCCAAGTAAACGTGTTTATCGTAATTTTCTAACCAATCTTTACGATCATCCGCCCTTTTTTTATTGAATATTTTATCGATATAATCATCACATTTTGGACCGGTATAAACGAAATCAACAATTTTTTTATCGGCAAAATA